GCCGCCGGACGACCCGTTGGGGGCTTCGTGGCCGGCCGAGCCAATCTTGGCTCCGTCGCCAGATGAGCCAATCTGGGCATTGTTGCCGGATGAATTATCCTTTATGCTCGTTTTTATTTTTTCAGGCGATGTGATCTCTTTTAGCCACTCAACTCCAAGATTGATCATGTCAGCCAATTTTAACTCTGCTTTTATTTTAATCTTCGATGAGCAAATTTTTGTCCCTCTATCCCACTTGGATATATTCCCGTCTTGCTCTACTTCGCAAAACCTAGAATCTATCATAGTATAGTAATCAAAAACATCAAACGGGCTTTCGCAAGCGTGAAAGCCTCTGTTACACATCTTGATCTTTCCATCCATCTCATATATCCCTCCAATTTTGTATTGGAAGCCTCTGCATCTAAGATTCTTGTCGAATCCCTTATAAGATTTTATAGCCATTTTATTATGTTAATTCATTTAATATAATTCATCCACTTCTGTCCTCTTATCCATAGGCTTGTTTTGATTATTGATAATATCAAGCAACTCATCCCATATCCTCTCAAACAATTGTCCATTATTAACTCCACAACACCCACATCCACTAGAAAATACTGGAATCATACTCCCATCGCACATCCTAACGAATTTATACCCTATATATTCATCACATAATGAACATCTTCTTACTGGAAGAAATCTTATTCCATTTTTATTAATGATACTTATTAATGTCTCACGATTCATATTGTTCTCTTAATTTACGTTTAATCCATTTAACTATTAATAAATACTTTTGCCTCTGAGATAGACATAAATCTATCAGGAAGCTCAATATGCCCATTAAATACTTTTACATACAATGGAGATGAATAAATTCTATATCCTTTGTACTTTGTATTTATTTCCGGAAGATTTGATTCTACTCTTATTGTTTCCTCGCTGTCGAATATAATCTCATTTGCCATCTTTCTTATGTGCGCTAAGACCTTGCCTTTCTTTACAAGCACACTATTGACGAATAATTCATATCCGTCATCCATTTTCATTATTTTTATTTCCATTTCGCCTCCGATTAATTATTTCTAACCAAACGGATAGAACTTATCCGCATTCTCTCCCCCTTCTATGATAAAGTTGGCCAACCCGCGCGTCAAAAGGTTTGCTAGGTTGTCCACCGTCTCCAACTCCTTACAGTTAAACCACGCTACCCTGCTGTAGGTGTCACCTATCCATATCACACTCATACTTCCGTCCCGACTGACCTCCTTCACCAGCCCTATATGGTTTTTAGTGTCCTTAATCACATTTAATTCGTCAATATTTGTAAGCCGAACAAAATCCATCGGCCGTATCACTTTATTCTCGTCCATGTCTTTATCCTCCTATATTCTTTTTATTCTCTCAATTTACGCTTAACCTCTTTAACATATTTAGTAGAATGTAGTCCCCTATGCAATCTTATAGCCCGATCTATATCCTTGTTCGGATTATGATGAGATTGATATATCTCGAACATCTCCCTAGCCTTGACAGGATTTGTCCTATCATCGTATCTATACCGCTTTTTCTCCCGTTTAAGACACAATATCCTATTAACCTCATCTACATACACCTTTTTCATCTGCCACCTCCCTAACGCCCCTGAAGTGGCGTTGTACGCCCGATCGTCATCCCTTGACTCCACGAAAGATAGGGCGGCCGCCAGCTTATCCCATACCCGTGCCTCGACCACTGCCGGCTTCGGGGCGAGGGGCATGCCACCGCTCCCTTTTGGCGGTGTCAGTATCACCATAGCCATCATAAGCAAGTATCTTGTCATATCTTATCCATATCAAAATTATTATTCACGATCTTATCACCTATGTTAATTTCCCCCATATCCAAGATATTTATATTATTTATTATACTCCTTACCCAAAAAGAGGATATAATAGCAGAATATTATGATATTAAGACATAAACCTGTCTATTACCATACTGCCATATTTATCCTCCGTCCAATACCATTCGTATCAGTACACAACTTTTATTATTATGGTCATAAATACACTCAATCATCCCTTTTTCAAGCCGCTATCGCCATTAAGATTATCAGCTATACCCAATATCTTCGAAATAAGAGCCTTTTTAGGCTTATATTCGTCATTTATGCTTATAACCGAGTAGTTATATACCACTCCTTCTTTCGAGACCTCCACGCCCACGTATTTAGGCGCAACGGCATCCCTATGCAACACGATAAACGGGTTTTTACCGTCCAGATCATTTATCAACTGGTTAAACTGCCGTCTCGTCATCTGATAGTGATATTATTTCCATGTTATAAATGCGATCTCTCTTTACCCTTATCTTCTCGCATAGCTCATCGAAGCACCCATCTTCTTCTAGCTTATCAACATAATATGATACACTTGATTTAGAGCTTCCTTGAAGATATATATATCCTCTTATATTCCTTGAGAAAAAATTAGGTAAGACCATCTTTTGTCTCTTATCCTTATTATCCATATAAGATATGACAACAACCCATAATTCTGGTTCCCGTTCTTTTACCGATAACATAAGATCGAGACCCGATTGACCATTGATATTCCTCCTGCCAGTTTCGTTATAACGAAGAATAATATAATCATCCGCTTTATCATCCTCAATCATCACGACCATAGGACTATTACCCTTCCCATTATCACATAATACTCTTGCCTCTTTTCCGTTACGTAGATATACCTTATCGTAATCTCCGTTTTTGTATATCTCAAAATCAAATTCTATCACCATATTATTTTCTCCTATTGATGTATTGTTGCGTACGTCCTTCCTCTATTTTTTCGAAATAAAACTTATTCCCATATAACCGAGTGAAGCAGATGTTATACCCGAAATGTTCCGCGCGTCTGATCTGCGCGTAACCTCTACTGATGTCATTATTATCAATCAGCGTAACAAAACAATGTGATCCTACTTCTGTATTCAAAACCAGATTTTCCCAATCTTTTACCTCCATATCAAATCTCCTTAAATAATTTTTTGTTATGATTATCGCTATTATACCATTTATCAATATTATCGTACTGCTTTGGATAAACCCCATAAGACCTACACCACCTAGGTAACGGCCCGTTCAGCACGTCTAACGCCGCCTCAAGGTCAAACGTAGCTTCCTCCTTGACACAACACCCCGATCCACTTCCACAGCTCGGTATATAAGCTCTACTATACGCTACGCTCATCCCATATTCCCCATGACTCAGATACCCGATGTTGGGTGAATCAGGGAAGGCGTAATACAACATCGTATAATCACCCTTACTCCAACCTCTATTATAAGTATCATCCTGCCATGCGAAAACCCTGCAACCGGTCTTCTTTAACTCCTCAGCCGCTTTTCTTAAAATATTATCTCCCATATCATTTATATTTAAATTATGCCAAGGCGCCGGGAACCGACCCCGGACCATATCCGCACACGTACGATCATGGTATTCCTTCCGCCCCGCCAAGGCTTGGTTCAACATTAACAAACTTTCATATCCTCACACATCTTAAAAAAGACCTCTCTTATGATCCTCTTGTACAAGATGTATATCTCATCATCATCCTCATCGAACTCCACGCCCCATGAACGTAATAAATATCTAATGTCGCAATTCGCTATATGAATCCTAAATATGGATGGAACGCTCATTATGTAATCCTCAAAAGCTTTCTTAATCCCATCCCTTTTGATATGTTCTTTATACTCATCCTTGAACACGTTAAGCATAAAAGATAGATATTCCCTATCATATTTAAACTGCTTACCATAATTATCTGTATCTATATGATCCAGTATATATATTTCTATAGCGTCTCTATCGTATTTTGACATACTCCTTCCTCCTCCTTTTGATATTTTATAACCTTTTTCTCCCCATACACTTTCGCTAACTGGATAAGTTGACCGGTAAACACCTTGGTACGGTGTTTTACGATCTTATCCACCAATTCCGGGCATCTGGTTCTCCACCTATAATTAACCTCACCTTTAGCTTTCTTCTTGTAATACCTGTAGAATGTTACGGCTACTACCACTTCCCCATTCTGCTCAAAAGCAACCAAATCGTAATTGTTGTAAACTATTTCGTTCATGTTGTTATTATTTTTATGTACTTAATCACTTCTTCTGGCAAGGATGCTAAATCCCTAACCCTTTTACCAAAATTGTATGTTTTTCTCTTCCACGGGTAATAATCCCCTACATACATCGCTATTCCTTGAGGATGGAACGGGTTCGAGCTACAACTAAATATCGGATAATATAGGGCATTATTATGATTATTACTCTTACCACTTATACACACAATAGTATATCTATCAGACGTTTTATCGCCAAAATCATATACTCTTACCTTCACTTTCATGCCATTGGCATTTGTTATAATATTATCCATATATACCTCCTTTATTGTTTGTTGTTCAATCCGACTAATCTATTTCCTTCCCATATAAGGTATATGAGCCACACCATCCACGACTCTCATTTGATACCCGAATATGATTCACAGGTTTATTCCCCGCCATACAATTAGCGTAAGATAATACCGCCGACATGCTTCTAAACCCAGAATCCATTGCTGATTTAATAAGCTTCCTATCACATCCAAATACCAATATCTTTATAACATCCTTCTCTTTTACAGTTCTTCTTACACGCATAATCTTGCCATAAAATAAATAAACATAAAATCTATTCTCTCTTTGTTATCATCCATCCTATGCCCGGTAATTTCAAAAACAACCCTACGCTTTTCTACAGTCTGTATATTATCTAACTGAATAGCTATGTAAGGATATTTCATAACTTTCTCTCTATTGATGTTATTCAAAATAGCGTTGACATCTTGCCTGCGAAAATACATATTTACACCTATGTAGCTGGCAACCAAAAGACACTCATCTATCACCCCATCAGTATCGAATAGAAATAACATATCATCCTTCTCTATAGCATATTCCGCATCAAGAATCTTGATACGTTTGCTCCCGTCCTTCTTATCAGCTATAAGAATCTCTATCATTTCCTTATCAGTCGTAAGGATATAATACGCCTCTTCTCTCGTAATATTATCCCGTAGATAAAGCAGCGCTTCATCTTGTAATTTCGTAATCTCGTCCATACTATTAGTATTTTATATTACCACGCCAAAAAGAACGGCGGCCGACACCCGCAGCCTACCACGCCGTGACACCGCCGCCCGTTCCCCTTGGTGTTATTCTGCCACCTCTAATTTCCCGTAATAAGGATAGAAACAACCGTCTCGATAAACCGAATATCTGAGCGTTTTATCCTTTGCTTCATAGATGGAAACACAACCGCTGTTATAAGCGTTGGATAGTTCTTTTGCTACAAATCCGCCTATTCGTTTATAGGTTTTAGGCGTATCCCTCAACGGCCTGCCTACATATATTTTTACTCTCTTGCACTTCTTGTCGCCTACGTATATATCCTTTCCACTAAGCTCCATTAAATACATGAATCTCATATCAACCGATTTTAAATCCAACATTCCTCTATCTCTATCTCCATATGATCCTCCCAATCGCACCTATCAACGTCCTCACCATCCTCGAAGTAATAGTAAGCCCATACATGGACGCCTCCTACCTCTATACACCCATCACTTTTCCATTCTATCAACCCGTCTTGCCTTACCGCGTTGGTAGGCTCAGCCCCCAGCGACAGCAACTCATTTACTATACTACCGCCAAATACGTTTCTCGCTTCTTCTCTCGTCATATCACTATCAGATTTTATATTATACTACCGCCAAAAGGGAGCAGAGACGGACGACCAGCGGGGCCGACCCCACGCCATAGCCGCCCCCGTTTTCCCTTGGTTCCCTCCGCATCACCCCATACTAATAAACAATATCCACCACCAATAACACCATACCCACCATCACTCACAACTGCCTTGCCTTGACGGGAAACTCCTACCACTTGCAAACTTTTACATTTGATCGGAAGATACCCCTTGCTTGAAAGGCGTTTTCCTTGCTCGAAAGGTGTTTCCCTTGTTTGTTGGTGTTTTTTCTTGTTTGGAAAGGTTTTTCCTTGTTTGGAAAGGTTTTCCTTGTTTGGAAAGGTTTTCCTTGTTTGGAAAGGTTTTTCCTTGTTTGGA